TAGGCAAGAGGCACCAGGCGATGGGGAGCATCCGTGCTAATCCGTGAAATCCGTGTCTCGCTCGATACGGTGCTAATCTGTGAGATCCGTGTTTCATGATTCGCCTGGGATAACGATGTTGATCTGCTCGAACTCGGGCGGGCCGGCTACGTTCAATGTGTGATAGAGCCCGGTGTCGGTGTTCTTGAACTGCAGGTTGCCATTTTTGAGCCGGTAATTGTTGCCATAGATCGGGACCAGGCCGACCACAGCGATCGCCAGATCACCGGGTTGATCGAGTTGGAGCTGCTCCTGGCCGACTGCGCCGACCACCCACAGCGTATGATACAAACCGGTATCGATGTTTTTGAGCTGCAGTTTGCCGGCGTTGTATTGGTAATTGGTCCCGCTCACCGGCAGAAACGTGGCCGGGACGTACACTGGCGACGTCGGCGCGGAGATGATCATCAGATCCCGGATATCGGCCGTGCCATCGCTTTCGGGGACCTGGATCCTGAATTTGTCGCGATTGTTGGTGCCGACTTGCACCAGATAAATCCCATGATCGAGCACCTGGCTGATCGCGCCATCCTCGTCAGCGACCACAGTGATGATCGGCGCGGTGAGAACGCCGAGCCCATCAATAGCCGGGTTGGTTTCGCACAAGAACTTGACGGCTGTGCTCGCACGCGGCTGGTCCGCAGCGTCAATGAATGTGCCGGTTACGGTCATTTAGACACTGATTTCACGGATTAACACTGATGGGTTTGTCGTACTTGGATCCACCGCCTTCGTAGTGTTGAATTACTTTGCCGAGCCGCATGCGGGCGTCTTCCAGATGGCGGTAGGCCAGCGTGACATTGGCAAACAACTCACTCCTCGTTTCCCCGTTCAGAGCTGAACCGTTCAGGACAGAATGTTGCTTCAGCGCGTGAACACGCTTGGCAGTGCTGTCGATGTCCGAGCGCAACAGATCGCAGACTTCCTTTAGGTCATGCTCCATCCTGGTCTCCTGGTTGGAACGTATTGTTCGGTTCTTCAACTGACGGCTTTTGCGGGGTCACGATATCGCCGGTGGATGGGCTTACGGCCGTGTCGCCTTTGGCCACGCCTTTTAGGAATTCCTCGGCATCGTCGGCGGCTGGTTTGCGTTGTTCGGCGCTGCTGGTCTGGACGCGTTTGCACAGCCGATAGATCGCGATGTCCACCGCCGGATTAAGCACTTCAGGCGGAAGCCCGGCGGCATCGAGCGGGACTTGTTTGCCCACAAACCCGCGCACGTAATCGGTCGTGCGAGCGAGAATGTCCGGGAGCGGATCGCTCTGCCCATCAGCAATGATCTCGCGATACTTCTCGACCTCAGCATTATTGAGGTCGTTCAGCACCTGCGCGGCGGTGAGAGCGGTCCAAGCCATCAGATTTTCGAGACACGGATTTCACGGATTCTCACGGAGCGATGAAGCCTCTCCGTGAAAATCCGAGTTAATCGGTGTCTAGTTATTCACCGACCATGAGATGGAATTCGTGATCGCATTGGTGAGCGCGGTAGTGATCGTTCCCAATCGCCAGTAAGCGACGTTGTTGAACGTCGAAGCCGGGAAATTGGTGAACGCGATGTAATTGGTCGTCGCTGCGGTCAGGTTCACCGTCAGGGTATAGGGCGTTGCAGCGGCCCAATTGGTGCCATCGTTCGAGACCTGGAAGTTCAGCGTGACGGCATTGGTTGTGGTGGCCGGGGTGAATGACGCGAGAATGCCCAGCCCGCGATCCTTGCGCGCCGCTACAGCGGTGGAGTTCACCGTATAGGTGGTGTTCGAGGAGAGCGGACTGGTTGTCGTGATCGTGCCGCCGCTCGTGGGTGTGACTTGGGCGTGGACGTCCAGCGGTGGGATGAATAGGGGCGCAAATAGCCCAATGGTCAGCAATAGACAGACAATGCCGGCCATGAGCAGGGCGAACTGATTTTTCAGGATTCGTTTCATAGTCTTCAGTTTTGTTTTGGGTTCGGCGCGCGCGACGAGCTCATTGGCGAGTCGCCAATGAGAGCGGGCGAGTCGCCCGCGCCACCCAGTTGAGTTAGCTCAGATCGATGCGTTTGGCGGCGATGGTGCTGGTTTGTGCGATGTGCTCGCTCCAATCGATCACGTGCGCGTCGTAAAACCCGCTCGGCGCCATCCACGATCGCACTGATTGCACTCCACCAGGGCCGACGGTGAAGTTCTTGAATGCGCTCGGGTCATACTGCGTGGGGGTGGGCATGCTGTAGGTGACCAGCACCTGGCCGGCGAGCAACCGCGCCTTGACCTTGGCCTGGCCGAGCTGCGCGGAGTTGTACGTGATCGCGTAAGCGGCCACATCCACCGGGATCGCGAGCACGCTGTTGAGCTGCTCGAGCGTGATGCCGCCCACTTGCACGCCGACTGCGCGGGCCTTGGCCTTGGGATGATTGCGCAGGGTACGCCAGGCGGTGAGGCTCATGGTGACCTTGATGCCTTCCGTGCTGCCACAGGCGGTGGCGAGGTCATCGATGATCTTATCCAGTTGATCGATCGGATCCACATCAGGATTGCTCCAGACTCCGATCGGCGCGGCTTCGGCTACTAGCGCGGCCAGAACGATGTCGCATACGTTGCGGACGTGACTGAGCGCGGTGACGTTGAGGAGGGCGCGGATCTTACCTTCATCCAGGAGTTGCTGGCTTACGGAATTGTCCGGGCCGGCCATGTTCCGTTCTTCCTTGTCCACGGTCACCTCGAGCGCCTGCGGTTTGCAGTTGTAGAAGGCGTCGGTGGCCTCGAACATAATGCGTTTGGCTTCGCCGCCCAAGGGGCGTGCGGTGCTGTACGTCTGGAACGCATTGAGGTCGTCGAACTTTTTGTATTGGCCGGTGGATCCGCCCACGACAACTGTCGGGGCGAGCCGCTCGGCTAGTTCCATCGCTCGGCGCAGGTCGTTCATGTGCCCCTGCGCAAACGTGGTGAGCTGCTGGTTCATTACTGCGGTAGCTTCTCGTGCCATAATGATTTGTTAGTTGCTGGTTGCTGGTTGCTGATGAGGTTACGGCAGGATGACCGGGGCCAATGTGGCGGCCTCGAACAAGTCGCCCGCGGCGGCATCTTCCAAAGCCACGCCTACCACAACGCGCGCGGTGCCGGCGGCTTCGTCGGTCACGACTGTGCCGTCGTTTTTCTGTTCGAGCCGATCGAACTGCTTGATCGCTCCGCCGGCTTTGAGCCGGACCGAGCCGGATAACGCGCCGAGGACCCCGACGCTTGAGTTTTTCGCCGCCACTTCGCCATCCAGGATGACGCCGAAGGCGGGCACGGTTTTGGAATCGTTCAGCGCGTCCACGCCGGCGGCGGCTTTAACGAGGTAACCTTCCTTGCCCGAGTAATCGACGCCGGTAACAAGGATGACGTTGTTTTCTCTGCTGAATAATGCTGAGCCCATAAGTTGGTTGATGGTTGTTCCGCGTAAAAGTCTGGCGCTCCTGGCGCCAGCCTCACGCGGCTTTGGGTTAATCTGTGATACCGAACAGTTCGGGTTTGTCGTTGCGCACGGCGTTCCAGGCTTCGCCGTAGGTGCAACGATTGCGCAATTGATATTCGCGCACGGTGCTTTCGCGTTCCTTGGCGGTCTTCGCTTCGTCGCCGGCACCCGCCTCTCCTGGCGGGGTGCTGTCCTTGCGGTTCAGCAACGGCTTATCTTTCCCGGCCTTGTCGTTTGCCATTGTGGGTTTGGCGACGATGTCTTTGAGGAACTCGATGCGATCAGCGCGGTTCTTCATGTTGCTCAACACGGGCTTGAGCTTGGCGCGTTTGCCGTCGTCTTTGATTCCGTGCGAGTCCAGGTCGGCATCGATCTGTTCGGTGAGAAGTTCGCCGTTGGTCTTCTCCAGATCGGTGACGCGGTTTTTGAGCTGGGGCAGTTCGGCTTTGATGCCGTCCCGCTCGGTGATGATGCTGGTCACGGCCGCGAGGATCGCGTCTTCGCTCGCCTCGGCGGACAGACCAAGCTTTGCGGCTACACTGTTCATGGGTCCTTTCGTTGTTTGTTTGCTGCCCGCCTGGTGGCCCGTCCGGCCAGGACCCAGGCGATTACTGAGAGGGACCATCCCTCTCAAATTGGGTTTGTTCGTAAGCCCCGCGCCGCTCAATAGCAGCGGGCGGATTTTCATCTCGATCGTTTTGCGTTTCGCGTTCTTCAGCGGTGGCTCGATGAATTCCCAGCCTTCTGGCGGGAATACGCCGGACAGGAACCGGAATCGGCCGTTGCGGACCGCGGCCTCGCCTGTGTCGCTCCAGCGGATCTGCCACCAGGCGCCGGCAGACCGATTCTCCCAAGCTGTGATCCAGCCGGCGGCTTCGCTGGATTTGTTCAGGTCATCTGAGAAATGATCGAAATCAATGAGCAGCCCGGTGAAGTTCGGCTTGGCGACCAGGGCGTCGAAACTGTTCTTCATCGCGGTCAACGCTTTGTCATCGAGGATCTGCAGGGCCTTGCGGACCGTGCCGTCCGGCAGTTTCTCGATGTTCGGGAATTGGCCAATGGGCAGCCCGTGATACCAGCCATCGGCCGGGAGCGTGAACTTGCCGTCGGCGCCGCGGTTGGTGAGCGGCAGTAGTAAACTTGAATAGTCCTGGTTCATATCAGGGTGGTTTTTTTGCGCAGGTCGTCCACGACGGCGTTGGTCATCGATTCGGCTAACACTTCCTGGAGCGCGGCCGCGTACTCCGGCCGGGCGCGAACCTGGTCCGCCAGGTCGGGCACGTCTTTGAGGAGTTGCTCGAGTTCGCGTTGGAATTGGTCCTGATCAGTCGTTTGCAGGAGGGCTTCCAGCCGTTGGAAGATGGGTTGCAGACTGGTTGCACGGGCGCGGATGACGCGCTGCATGCCGGTGGACTGCTGGGCCGTTGATCGGTTGCGGAGTCCCAAGCCTGAAGGCGGGGCGCCTTCAGGAGCACCCGAGGCGGGCGCGCTCCCCGGAGCAGGCTGCGGCTTCAGTTCCAGCGTATAACCGGTCTTTTCTTTCAGCTCTTCGATGTCGCGCTGATATCCGGCCTGGGCGAGTTTGAATGTATTTTCAACTTCTTCTTTGATGTCCGCTTCGTCGCGTGGACAGAGTTCCCAATAAGCCAGGGCCGGTTCGCCTGCGTGCTCGCGCGAGAGAACGTCGGCATCGAATTGCTTCTGGAAAACTTCGTTCAGCTCGGCGGCTTCGCCTTCGGCGATCTCGTCGAACGTATCTTCGTGCGCGCCGCCGGCCAGTGTGCCGCTGCCGCTCTCGGTGAGCATGGTGAGCTTGCCGCCTGTGCCGGCCAAGACCAGCTCCTCATCCTGATACCGGATATGATCGCGGAACGGGTTCACGCCGCGGGGTTGATCGTTCGGTTTGTAATCGCTCCCGGCCGGTAACGCGCCGCTGCCGCCGGCAGCGATCCGCGTGGCGGCGTCTTCGTAGTCCTTTTCTTTGCCTTGCTGGATGTTGCCGGGCATCAGGACGACGCCGCTGGGGATGCCGTAGATCTCGATGAAACCGTCCCAATCTTTTTGGGAGAGGTTCTTGCGCAGGTAACAGAGCAGGCCAACCTCATCGATGGCCATGTCGCACTCGCGAATGATGAATCCAGCCGGGTCAATGACGTTGGTTTTGAGCGCATCGAAGGTGCTGGCGCGGCTTTCTTTGTTGTACGCCCATGGGCCGTACAACCCGTCGCGCACCCAGGTCCATTGATCGAGTGGTTCGAGATGGATAATGTCGCCGTCGGGGCTGCGGTGCTTTTGCAAATGGCTGAACCCGCGGAACTCGGCCAGGGCCAGGAACGCGATCGCGCCGCTGAGGTTGTCAATGGCGTCATAGGCGGCGCGCAGGGTTTGTTTCTGGGCGTCGGCCTGGGCCTGGGTGGATCCGAGGGGCAGCTCGGCCACGGTCTTGATGTCCCAATCCAGCTTTTGCAAGGCGGCCCGGCGCCGGATGATGAGCGCCCGATGTGTGGCGTTGCGTTTCTCGACCAGGCGGTACAGCCATTGCAGATCCGCGAATTCACCGCGTTGCCCGGCTTCCATGAGCGTGACGGATCTGGCAACGGTCAGGCCACGAAGTGGGTTGTACCATTCGCGCCAGCGATTTGTGCCACGGACTAGGCGCTCCATATCCAGCGCCGAGCCGGGGATCGCGGCCTGGACGCGGTTCAGGAGCGGCCAGGCGGCACTGACCAGGGCGGATTTGAGGTTGCGGAAAAAGGTCATGGCTGAGCGTGAAGCATCTGGAGCATGGCGCGTGGAGCGTGGGAGGGGGTATGGACATCCATCCTTATCGTTCCAATGTCCGTAACTGCCTGTTCCGTGCGAAATTTTGATGGTTTTATCGATGGCGGCGGTGGGGATGAAATCCGGGGATGATCCTTCTCCCATCGGCGTGTGCGGCAAAGGTCCGAACAAAAGGCGGCGCCAGGGGTTTTGGGCGTGAAGAGGCCGGTGCATTCGCAACAGTGCCGTGGCTGAGGCCGGAAGATCCGCGGGCGCTCCGCTTTCCACCCATGGATCCGGCAGAGGTCCGAGCAAACCTTCTTCGTCGCGCGTTTCGGCGTGAACGGCTTCCCGCAGACCGGGCATGGGATCGGGGTCTTCATGGGTGGACACTGTGAAATCCGTGTCTCATCCGGCTCAGTGTTAATTCGTGAAATCCGTGTCTCATCCAGCCAGGCTCCTTTCGCGGCGATCGGCGATCACCCGGCTGTGCCTGGTGTTCTCCGGGACAATGATTCGGCCGACGACGCTGGGCATCGAGCCGGCCCGGTTGCATAGCGCCAGGCCAGTGCAGCGATCGGCGTGGCCGTCTTCAGTGTGCGGCGCGCGATAGGTGACTGTGCCGGCGGCCGTCACGACTCGGTTCATCGAGTGCAGGTCCTCGCGAATGATGCGGTTGATCGGGATCAACCATTTGCGCCCTTCGAATTTCATCTTGAGTTTGCTGAACAGGTCAACCTTGATGGGGTTGCTGATCGTCACTAATTCGATCTTGCCGAACCTGTCCGCTTCCAGTTTCCATTCGCCGAACTCTGCGACCAGGTAATCGCCCAGGCCAACGCCAGGCCCCGTGTAATCCAAACAGACCCGGCGCGCTTTCTTGATGCGCGGCCTTAAGTGCTCGACCTGGTCCGGCGTGCTCATATTTTCCAGGCAAAGAACTTCTTTGGTGATCTGCATGTCCGCGACGGCTTCGGCTGACCAGGCGACGGTCAGATTTTTTTTACGGCCGAAATCGATGCCGATGTCCACCGGGAAGGGCGATGTGCTCAGCCAATATTCGAAATCGATTGCCTCAGTGGCTTCGGCGCTTTCGCAGAGGCCAATGAGTTCGTAGGGCAAGAGGACGGTGGCTTTGTCGAGGAATTCCAGCGGGTCATATTCAATTGCCCAACCTTCAGGATCATCGAGTGCGGCGCGGAGTTCCTCGATGTCGATGGGCAGGCCCTGGGCGACGGCATCGGTAATAGTGATCTTGTGGCAGCTCCATTTGGCGTCCGGCCCGCCAAAGTTTTTCGACCATAGATCGTGAAATTTGTTGCCTTTGCCGTTCGGCGTGGAGATGAGGCGGCACTTCTTCTGCCCGCCCCGCAGCGGATTGGTAATGCTGGGCAGGATGGCGCGCCAGGTGGCATCCGGATTTTCAAAGAAGGCAAACTCGGTGAGCAGGATATTCGCGGAGAAACCACGGACAGTGTCGGGTTTGCCAGGGACGGCGATGACGCGTGAGCCGTTCGGGAAAACGATGGTGCTGGATTTGAGGAGTGTTTCGGACCCGCCTTCGCGTTCTTCGATGACGTCCTCGATGGCGAGCTTGTAGGCCTCCGTCCATTCGCGCCATTTGAGAAACGATTCAACGGCCTGGCGTTCGGATGGCGCGGCAATGAGCCATGAGGTTTTGTCACCGTTCAACTCGCGTTGGTAACAGTCACGGATGCCTTCCTCAGCGCTGGTGAAGTCTTTGCCGACCTGGCGCGCCATGAGCCCGATCTTAAAACGCGAATCGTCATCCGCCCATTTGCGTTGATAAGGCAGGAGCAAATCGCGCGGGGAAGGATCGGGACCGGCATTGGGGCTTTGCGCATTGGCCTTTCTGCCAGTCCCGCCCTCGTTCTGGTTTGGTGAAATCATCAGCTCAATTCCGTGATAATCCGTGTAATCCGTGTCTAGCTCATGCCGAAGATGGCGCGCAGGCGCGTCTGCTTTTCTTCGGGTGAAAGCTTCTTGTCGCTGGTGACCACCTCCGCTTCCTCTGCTTGCTTGGCTTTCTGCTCGAGGATGGCCAGGCGGCGTTCTTCCAGGCCCCGATCGGCGCGTTGTTCCTGCACTTTCAAATAGGCCATCACCGGTTTCATGCAGTCGCTGGCGGTCTTGAGCAGCTCGGGGTTGGCTGTCGCCTGCAGGCTGAGTTGCATGATCAGGACCCGATGCAGTTTGATCAGGGTCTCGACTTCCGGCGGGGCGTCCTTGGCGAATTGTTTCTCCACCTGTTTCACCGCTGCAGCGCCGGAGCTGATCCGGTCCAGGACTCGGTCCTGCAATCGTTGTTGCTGGCGTTTCTCCCACCAGTCCGAGAGTAAGGATGGCGAGACTGAAAGTTTGTAGCGCTCGAGCAAACGGCCGCAGGCTTCCTGCAGGGTGACCTTGTCGTCGAACCATGCCTCCAGCTCCGCGCTGTGCGGATCCAATTTCGATTTTTTCTCTTTGGGCATTCAAGACACGGATTTCACGGATGAACACGGATGCCGCCCAGCGCCAGCCCGCCCAGATCGGGCTGGTCGCTGTCTTTGCAATTCGCCGCGCAGACCCAACAACCTGGGACGATTGTCTCGCAGCACGTGAACTGCGTAACGGCCGCTCCGCAGTTCAATCGGTTTCATTTTTTTTAAGAATGCGTTCAAATTTGCATCACTTTGTGTTTGCCCTTCGGCGTCAGGGTCCAGCTCATGGTGTGATCCATCTCGTCTTCAGTGCCATGGATGTAACCGTTGTGCTCGAGCTCGCGTTTTGCTTCATTGATGTCGCCCACGCTCGGCTCGCGGCCGGCGGCGCTTTTGAACGCCTGGCGCCCGCTCTCGATCAACACAGCGTCGGGCATCGGCGCGCCGTCCATCCGCTTGAGGGCTTGCAAGAGAAACTTTTTCAGGTCGGCCTTTGTCATTTACGATTTGCGATTTATGAGTCCGTGGCTGGCGCCGGGATCGTCTCGCGGAATTTGTGATAGGCGGCTGCCGTATCCGAAATCGGTTCCCTTGCTTCCTTGAGTTTAGCCCTGCGATAGGTCGCGTCGCTGCCGGCGCCGGTCCGGTGCAGCTCGCCGCGGTTGCTCATATCGAGTAGATTGACAGAGACGCTATTGAGCCGGTCTTCGAGCTGTGGGGCCGCTTTTCTGATCTCCACGCGAACGGCCGCTGCATTCATTGCTCCGACTGATTTGCGAAAGACTTCGCGAATGGCGTCCACGACTTTGAAACGCCGCTGCGGTCGGGGACCGACCGCGGTCCGTTCGGCTTTCGGCTTGCGGCCGGAGTTCGGTTTGCGATGGGTGCCGTTGCGGGCTATTGGCATCAGCGCCGGCAAAGCCTGCCCGTCGTCGCGGAAGAGCTCACGCAGTTGCTGGCTCATCCGTTGCAGTTCCGCGATGCGCGATTCGATGGCCGCGATTGTTCCCTGGATATGTTCGTTCATAATCTCTCTGTCGATCCGTTCGCTGCGGTTCGGTTGATGCGCTGTGTGTCATGGGCGATGCGGGCGGCATGCTCCAAACCCAGCAGGCTCTCTTTGTGCAAGACGGCGCGGCAGATCGCGCCGAAGATCTGTTCGCCATCCAGGTCGTCACGCCCTTTCACGATGTAACCGGCCGCGCCGGCCCGGATGGTCTCGGCCACGAATTCCGCACTGTCCTGGCCGCTCACGATCACAATGGAGGCGGAGCGTGTGATCTGGGAAAAGGTGTTGAATGTGTCCGGCCAGCGTGAGTCGGGCAGGGTCAGGTCCAGGAGAATGCACCAGTAGTCCGTAGCCAGCGCCTGATGTATGCCCGAGGTGAGTGTGGAGGCGACGTCCACCTCGGCAAATGGGGCGAGGCGCTCGCGCAACGCGGCGGCGTAGCCGGCGTTGTCTTCGATTAATAGGAGCCGTTCTTTCATTGGTGGCCCTGCACTCACTTTGGCCGAAGGGCTTTGCTGACAAACCCACGCAGCTCGCTCACGGCGGCCAGGACTTCGTCCACGCGTTTGTGGATGTTCTGCGCGCGGGCTTCGGCAGCGGCCTGGTTCACTTCTTTGTCGTGCGCCATTTCGCGGCGGACTTCGGTGATCGATTCGCGCAGTTCCCCAGCCAGCGCATCCACGTCTTCGCGGACGTCTTTCAGTTCGCGTTGGGTGACGTAATCGCCTTTGACCTGGTAGGTGTCGCGCGGGGTGGGCGTTTCCTTGAACCGGTCCAGGAGGCGCATGACCTGGTTGATGCCCATCACCACGGCGACCAGGCAGCCAAGCCAGCCAGCAAGTTCCAGTGGTGTGGGGGTGGGCATTTCCCATTTGCGATTTACGATTTACAAAGCCTCAGCGCTCCACTTTCCATTCGGGGCCGTCGAAGTCCCCATCGCGCAACAGATCGATCTTTTTGAGCTGCGCTTTTTGGGTTTCCACGGAGATTTCACCGGCTGCAACGCCGGATGCGATGGCGGCCAACGCTTCCTTCAGGATCGCGATGGCACCGCTGGCGATGATGATTGGATCCATAGGTCAGTAATCAGTAATCAGTAATCAATGGTCAGTGGTCAGTTGGGCGGTCCGGTAACGATTGGCTTCGGCGATTGCGGCCTGGAGTGTGTCGAGCGCTTTCTGCAGCGCTGATCGGGTTTCGGTGGTCGGGTTGCCGGCGTAGCTATCGCGCACGGCTATGGCTGACTTGAACCAGTCCGATGCGCCGGCGCGGATTTTATCGGCCGCCTGCTTGATTTCAGGCGTGCCGCTGAGTGCCTGCCGATTGTCATACTCCCATTTTACGAAGGCATGCAGGCCGTCGTAAGCGGTGGCGATGGCGAAGTCCGCGTCATACAGAACGCGATCGGGTGTTTTGAGTTCGCCGGTGGCAGTTACGCCGCCGTAAGGGCTGGGATTGTCCGGGGTGCCTTTACTCAGCGTACCGCAGCCGGCCGCGAGGAGCAGAGCGAGATAGGGGATAGGCGATAGGAGTTTCATTTTCATTCAGCCTTTGGTTGCTCGGGCAGTGAATCCTGGATGGCTTCGATGTGTTGGTGAACGTGTTCGAGGGCTTGGTTGGTTTTGCTAACGCCCATCCGGAGGAAGGTCAGGCCCAGGAAACCGAACATGCCCATGATCTCTTCGCTGGGGGCTTTGCCGGTGAACTGGCAGACGGCCAGATATGCGATCGCCGCCGCGGCCACCAGGTAGGTCTTTTTGCCGGAGATGAATTCAATGAGCTGGTTCATGGTCTGTTTGGGGTAACCGCAGATGAACGCTGATGAACGCAGATCGGGACTGACACTGATTTCACGGATGGGCACGGATGGGGGCGGGAGCGGGTTCCGTGATAATCCGTGGAATTCGTGTCTGCGAGGCTTCCGTGATAATCCGTGGAATCCGTGTCTGAAATCGACGGCTCGGATGTTGGTGGATGATCTGTTGGCTCCTGGACCGAGCCGCGAGCTGCAGGCAGCAGCGCCTCCTGTGAAGCTCTGCAAAACCGTTTGGGATGTTCAGCCAACATGCGAGACAAGTCTCGCATGGGGCGCCACCCCACGGTGGGAATTAGGAGAAGGGCTGAGGGCTAAAGGCTGAAGGAATCAAATCGGGTCGCCGCCCAACATGACCAGGGTGGAATTCAGCTTTTCCTTGATCTGTTCGTCAGAGGCGGTGGCAAGCCCGGCAGCGATGCGCTCAGTGTAACGGCGGGTAAACTCAGCGACAATGCGACCGCATAACACCAAGGGGAACTCCGTCCCATCCAGCAAAAAAAGATACGGCTTGTTGATCTTCCTGAAAATCGCACGGGCTTTAGTCAACGTTCCAGTGTTCTCAAAATGGTTGGCCCGATCGCCACGAGTTCGAATTCGCTCCAGAGAGGTTTCAGGACTGATATCCAGGACGACCAGCAAATCCGGCTCGGGCGCGAAGGCTTCGTTGAGTCTTTGAATTTCCTCGGGGGCCATCCCGCGCGCGCCCTGATAGGCCATGCTGGAAAAATAATATCGGTCCACGATGACAATGCGCCCGGCTTCCAACTCTGGCTTGATGAGTCGAGAGACATGCTCCTGGCGATCCTTTACGAAGCCCTCTATTTCTTCCTGGAGAGACAAGCGGCCAGTGACAGCCGAGTCGCGTAATATCTGGCCCCAATAACCCGTGGTCGGCTCTTTGGTCCTGATGACGGCTAATTTTCTGGCCTGAAGTTTTTCCTGAACCCAATGGGCCTGCGTAGTCTTGCCGGCACCGTCTATGCCCTCAATCGCGATAAGAAACCCTGGGAATTGGTGTGCGCTCATGAGTGCAGTCTGCGAGTGCTGAGTAGGCCCGAGCAAGAATCTCTTATTGATCTTGTCCTCAAAAGCGATGACCGAATTTCAAGCAAAAGTTATCAACACCGTTATTCACCGCCTTACTAACAGGCTGGCGAACAGGTTGCCAACAGGTTTTGCACCGGATTCTAAAGAACTGAATTCAACAGGAGTAACGAAGATCAAGAAGGCCGAGTTTCATTTGCGACGGCGGAAACCGCGATGGGTAGCCCTCAGATCACAGGGAACTGGAACGGAATTTTGCGATTACTTTCCCCTTCACCATAAGCCATCGCCACATATTTGTGAGGAATTCTCAGCTCCAGCCCTTTCAAGTCTTCCGGTGTCTCAAGCGTCACTCTTAAATACTGCCCATCAAAGTTGGCGCTGGTGGCGCTTATCTCCAGAACCGACAGATCACCGAATTTGATGGCTCTGGAAAATACCGCAAGTGCTCGATACCAGACATCATTCTCCGGCACGTCCAACAGGATCACATATTTCATAATTCATTTCCGGGCACGGGGCTTTGGGGAGGAGCGGAAGCCGCGATAGATGGCCTGCATCAGGATGCTGCCCAGGATCACGCCCAATACCACCAGCGGAATGGTTAGCCAAATGGGCATCAGCGTGCGAGCTACAATTCCGGAGTGCGCTCGGTCATCATCCTTAAAAATCTGTTACTCTCCTCCTGAGCCAGGACCAGCCGCTTGAGATACTGATAGACGAAGACGGGAAAGAGGATCCAAAGGACGACTAAAATCAACCCCAGGACTCCAATCGCTATGCAGATCACCATTCCGAATACGGTCGATGTCCAGTCCGGTTCCTGCACCGAAACCCGCTCGGAGGTTCGCTCACTGTTTACGCTGGAAATCTTTGGCGTGGGCAGCGTGGTTTTGATTTTTCGCAGTGCAGCTACTCTATCCATCTCGATTTTGCGCGCAGCTTGTTGCTCTGCCTCCACTTTTTGAGCGGCGGCAGCTTCGGCTTCGACCTGGAGCCGAATCTGCGCATAGATACGGCTCCATTCCTCAGGTGTGTGAGTCTCAACGGCCGCAGCTCTGGCGGCCTCTTCACGCATCTTTTGCTCACGCTCCTTTTGGGGATCGTTATTCGCGCCGGTGAGATACAGCCCCTTCCGCGAGAATCTGTCGCCAGAATATTGAGCTTGGATTTGGGGCATGGCAGTGCAGAGCAGGGCCAATAACAGAATTGATTTCATTCTCAGTGTTTGTAGCTAGCAGATTTTGTTCTCTTCTCAGACTCGTTCCAAATTTGGGTCCCTGATGCACCTGGGTATTTTCGCTGCTTAGGCTTCGGTCCACCTTTGCCTTTGCGATCAGGGGCATTTACTTCAGCCGCACTCACATCAATTCCCAACGCTCGCAGCTTGTCCAAAAGGGCATCGCGAACGAACTGGGATCGGTTTAGAGGTCCGCGTGCCTTGTCAATTTTGCTTACCAGTGAACGGCTGCAACGGCAGCCGATCAGTTTGTGGCCTTCGGGGTGGTCAGACACAGCCTATCTGTAGCATCCCTGAAAATTTCTTCAAGAATATTATTGCAACTGAGTTAAACTTAGTTTAATTGTGTTCGCATGAGTAAGGACCGGAAACTTCGACGGGGCATCGTGCGGGCTGAGGATTCCACATTCGTCGGCGCACGCGTGCCGTTGTTCGTCGTCGAGGCCCTAGATAGGGCTGTGGCTGTCCTGGACACGGATCGCTCAAAGTTTCTGCGCATGGCGCTGCAGGAGAAGATCGCGCGGACGTCGCAGTCGGCCGGGAAGGGGGCGCGATGAGTGGCGGCCTGGCTGCTCGCGGGTTGGCGCGCGCATACGCGCGCGGGCGGGAACAGGTCCGCCGGCTTAATCAGGCGCGTGTGGATGAGATGAAGGCAAACGTGCTGAACGAGCTGCGCAAGCATCGCGCTGAGACGCGAAAGAATTGGAAGGGCTCACGATGAGACACGGATTTCACCGATCAACACGGATGGGCCTATCACCTATCGCCCATCGCCTATTGCCTGATGTTGATTTTGGCTGGGGTAAGGAGTCGGCGATCAATCAGGCCCGGTTGACTCAGCCGGGCCAGTACGACTTTCGCTGGATTTTCTCTCAGCCAAGACCTTGCTGGTCGGGCATTCCCTCACCGCGAAGCGCGACAACCACCCGCACCCCAGCCCACCACGGCCCGCGCAGCGCCTGGCTGCGCGCGGCCAGGGCGGGAAATATGAGTCACCGGCGAGACGCCGGTGCCGCCCTGTCCAAATGACTTTTCCAATCCCATGCACGGCCCCGGTTGATTGGGTGAAGGATGGCCGGACGCTGTTCTTCATCAGCAAGCAGCAGGGCGATGTGGTGGCGGTGCCGGCGGATCTGGTCTGTGTTCAGATTGCGATTCCGCCGTCGCGCGGGATAGGGGTGGCGTTCGTCAATGGCGCAGATAAACGGCTCCTGTGTGCTATCAGATTTTTTGGGTTCAACTGAGCATGACTTTGGAAATGGCTTTTGGGTTGTTGTTGTCGGCCGGGTTGTTGACCTGGGGGTTGCTGCGCTGGATCCGGTTGATCGAGGCGGTGGCTAAATCATGGTTGCCCAGGCGCCGGCACTCGCGCCTGGTCGAAAAGTTGTTTTCCAGGATGCTCAAATGAAGACACTGATTTCACGGATGGTGAGCTTCAATTTCGTGCTGATCGGCGCTTGGGTGCAGGGCTCGATTTTGCCGTGGAATGTGTTCGGTCTGGTCTTGTTCATGGTCGTCTTTTTTCTCGGGTATTTGGCGGTTCTTTACATGGAGCGAATCAAGCGATGAATCGGATGCAGGAAAAGTTAACCGATGCGGTCACCGCCGAGACGCCTCCCATGCCGCCCACGGCTGAGCAGCCAACTTTGGTGGCGCGATATCTGCAGGTCGCGTCGATCGTGCGCCGGGATATGTGGCGGTTCGACCTGAACAAGCAGCATCGGATCGTTGGGGGCATAATCCTGGAGCTGAGTTTCGGAATGGGGCGCGAGTCGGTGAAGATCAATCGCCTGCGGGTCTTCTGCGATTTAACCGGGCTGGATCGCAGCGAGATCAGCAAAGCGCTGGATCAATTGCAGCGGATGCGGATCGTAAACGCGCGCAGAATCGCTGAGGTGATGGAATACCAGGTGGAGCCCGATAGCGATCATTGGCGCTGTCAGCCGTTGTTAACGGATAAGAAATCTCTGGAGACTTTGGAATGGGTCGAAGCGCTCAATCGCCATGTGCTGGATGATGTCCAACGTGTGCCTGTGGAAGCGCCTGAGCCGCCCGCGAATTGGAACGAATAAATGAACCCAACCACTTTCGCAGCGCTGGTCGGCGCGATTGAGAAAAGCTCAAGGCGGCCGGGCTCTGATTTGCGTTCAGCGGGTGAGGTTTTCTCATGACTACTCCAGTTCAACGGCGGCTGGATCTGCGCGCGCGCGATGGGTCGCGTTTGCTCTTCATCAGGCCGATGCTCGGGATGGAGTCGGTGAAGGCCATCCTCGATGTGAGTGAGGATGATGTCCTGGATCTGATCGCGGATGGGCAGTTGCGTTGGGCGTGGAATTTGCGCGCCACAGGTGACAAGGCGTTCGTGCGGGTGTGGGCCAGGTCGGTGACGTGTCACCTGGTGCCAGGGTCGCAGCCGAGTGAACCGGAATCGATGGATGAGGTGATCGGGGAGTTGCTGCCCCTATCGCCTATCGCCCAGCGCCTATCGCCTCCGATCCGTGCAACGGAGTTACAGCGCCTTTTCAATGTGTCTTCCGGGCATGTGCTCAACCTTTTGTCCGCTGGTGAATTGAAGCTGGCGCCGCGGAGTGTGTGCCGGGTGGGGCCGGGTGGCTCGCCGGAGATCACGCGGGAGAGTGTGGTGGAGTTGCTGAAGGGGAGGACGCTATGAAGACACGGATTTCACGGATTAACACGGATCCATTGAGCCCATGAAGTCTGAAGAAAATTCAGATGGCCTGGCTGAATCGCGCGTGTCGATGTTGCGATCGATTAAGGAGCGGTCTGCGGATGAGATCCAAGAGCTGGCTATGCTGGAGGATTATTTGATCTGGAAATCGCATGCCGCAGATCGGACTGCAGCGGTTGAAGCCGAACGGCGCGATCGGATGCGCAAGATGCTCGAGCGTGAGGAGAAAAACCCGAATGCGGATCATTGGGCGGAGGGGAGCAGTGCAGACTCAGTCCCGGCAAGTATCCGGAAACAGTTCGCAGAGGAGAGGCCTGCGCCACCACGCGCTGCCCGGCGCAGATCATCGAAGTCGGCAGCGGCAACAGCATCATCTTCGACGGCCGTACAACCTGGGCCCGACAACCCACAACCCACGGAGGATAATGGTTCTTGATCGACGCAAAGGAGAGGCCACCGGTTTCTCAGGAAAACGTCCGCCAGACGAGACCGAGACCAAGCAGCTCCCCCCTCAACACCGCGAATCTAACGGGTTTTTGCCTGTTTGCAAGGAGGGCGATGACCAGGTCGCCAGGCGTTTGACGGAGATGTTTCGCGATGCGCAGGCGGCCCTCTGCCGGTTCGTCGCCTTCGGATTGTACGCGTTCGAGGTCAAGGAGGGTCTCAAACACGGCGAGTTTGGCCCCTGGATAAAGGAGCATTGCCCGGATATCCCATGGCGGACGGCGCAGCACTATATGGCTATCACCAAGGGACTTCTGTATGCTTGCGGGTCTCTGGTCGAGGATTACATTCAAATGCGCAAGCGTTGCGCATTTGCCCAGGGCGGGGAATTGATCCTCAAAGACCCCGCGGATCTTCCTGAGTTAGTCCGGCCGCTGGCGGCCAAGATGCGATCGCTGATCGAGGGCAAAACGGCGCGCCAACTTTTCCTGGAATTCAAGACGGCTGATGAGCATGACGGCGAGCCGATCGTCCGGCGGCCTGGCATCGGCGATAAGCAGTGGGAGAAGTGGATGTGGGAGTTCCACGTGGAATTGATCACGGATGGCATTGTGCCTGGACGGCGTGAGGTGCCATCGAAGTTGCTGACCGAATTCGCCAAATACCAAATCTCCGGCCGCGTCGCGAAGATGTTGTCGCCTGAAGAAGCGGCCATGATCCGGCGGGAGGAAGTGGGCTTGAAGATCGATGCGCTGATGCGCGCGATGGAGGAGTTGATCGGTGAGGATGGCAATCCGCCGCGGTTGCCGTTGCTCGATGCGGATCGCGCGCAGCTCGCGCAGCTTGAGGGCCGCAGAATCAAATTGGGTGAGGCGATCAAACTCGCGAATAAGGGGAGGAGAGGATGAACGATAAGCCCGAATCTTTCTCGCGCGCAACGATTCCGCTCGGCGAGTCGCCGAGCGGGGCGGGCGAGTCGCCCGCGCTACCCATCCGAAATGATCCAGAGTTGCTCTCGAAGTTGCGCCCGCGTGTGCGCGAGAAGGTGCTGGCTTTGCTGGAAGCGTTTGACGTCATCGATGCCGCGGCGCCTAAACTGAAAATGGAGACTTGTCGCGCTCTGGCGGAGAAGCTCGGCCATCAGCGCGGGCTCACGGCGCATGTGCTGTATGGCAAATATTGGTTGTTGAAACGGGGTAACTCGCAATTTCCCGCCGGTGATTGGCGGTTGCTGGTGGATCGGACGCAGGCGGGCAAGCTCTGGCAGCAGGATAGGGTGCGTGTGCCGGTGGCGACGATCGAATATTTTCAGTCGCTCTGCGCGCGCAAGCAACGCGGCAAAGCGCTCGAGGCGCATGTGGAGCTGGTGGATCAGTGGCGGCGCTGGCGCGCTGGGGATGAGTCGGCGGCGATCCCTGGTTATCTGTCTTGTCCTCCGGCGGATCCAAAGACTGATCTTCCGAAGGGTTGGACTTTTTCCAATCTCGTGAGGTTACGGCCCACGCACTACCAACAGAAGCTCATTAACATCGGGCCGAAAGCGGCGGCGGAGTTTCGGCCTCAAATCCCGCGCACGCGCGCGGGGCTGGAGGTGGGCCAGTATTATCTGTTCGATGATAAATGGCTGGATTTCAAAGTGAACACGCCGGGGGCGCGCGAGGGGTCGCGATTGCTGTCGTTCTTCGTTCTGGATCTTTTCAGTGCGTGCAATTTCGCGAGGGGGTTCAAGCCGGCGCTCGAGAATGAAATCACGGGTATACAGGAGCGGTTGAAGGAGCAGGAGATGCTTTGGCTCACGACGCACGTGCTCTGCACGGAAGGGTATCGGCGCGCGGGCACGACGCTCATTTGCGAGGGTGGCACGGCGCGGATCCGGGAGCGTGAGGCGGAGATTTTTGCGCGGTATTCGGGCGGGGCGATCGTCGTGCAGGTGGGGGCGACGAGTAAGGCGCCGGCGTTTGCCGGGTTTTTCGATTCGGCGGCGCGTGGGAATTTCCGGTTCAAGGCGCAGCTCGAGTCTTTCTTCAATCTGCTCGGGAATCGGACGGATGATCAGGTGTTGTTCCGCGGCCAGGTGGGCAGTAATGCGCGGCTCAATTGCCCGGAGGAATTGGCCGGGCGGGAGCGGCATAATAATGATTTGATCGTGGCGTTTCAGGGGTTGCCCGCGGACGTGGCGCGCCGGTTGGTGTTGGATTTTTTACCGTTGGCTGAGGCGATCGATCTGGTGAATTCGGTCTGTCATCGGATCAATGGCCGGACTGAGCATGACCTGGAGGGGTGGCGCGGGGCGGGGTTGATCACGCAGGAATGGCGGCCGTCGCCGCATGTGGATTTTCTGCCGGCGTCGGCACTGGAGGCGCTGCCGATGGAGGATCAGAGGCGGATCGCTGATTATATCGGGCTGGTTCCGAATCTGACGCGGGAGCGCAAGCTTTCGCCGTTCGAGGTGTGGCAGGGGGGACGGCGTGATTTTGTGCGGCTCCCATTGGCGGCCGCGGCGGAGGTGCTCGGGGCACTCGACGGCCATGAGCGGCCGGTGCGCAATAGTCTGTTGGCCTGGGCTGAGCCGTTGATCGATCCGGATGAGGAGGTGGTTTATGAAGCGATTGTCCGGGATGGGAACGGGTCGGAGCGGTTGTTGCGAGATGGGGAGAAGTTCTTGGTGCGGGTGAATCCGCTCATGGCGGATCGGGCGTTCGTTTATGACGCAAGAAACGGGTTTCTCGGTGTGTGCCGGCGTTACGGCCGGACGCGGCCGGATGATGTGGCGGGGTTGGAGCGGGCGTTCGGGCGCCAGGCGCATATCGAGGCGCTTGCATTGAAGGAGGCGAAACGGATCGGCGCGCCGATCGTGCGGGCGGAGTTGGCCAGGCGCCGGCAGAACGCCACCTTGTTAGGTGGAGAACACCCCTCGCCAGCGCCGGCGCTGACATCGAGCGCGACGTTGGATGATTTGCCTGAAGCGGTGAGTTCGCACAGCGAGGAGGTTTCGCTGGCGGAGGATCAGTTGCGGGCTTTGGAGGAGTTGTAACATTTATGAGTTTAGAACGTAATGCGGTGTTGGAGTTGGAGGATGTCGAGGTGCCGGCGCGGCGGGGGCATTCACCGCCGGCTGAGCGGGATCAGGATCGGCCGCGTGAGATCAATTTGAGCGGTGATACTGTCACGATCAAGACGGCTGATTATCCGGAGGAGCAGCGGAGCTTGGTGCGTTGGCTTTTCGCCTGGGCCAAGGAGCAGGGTTGGAGTTGGAAGGATCTGGAGGGGAATTCCAAGCTGAGTGTCACGACGCTTTATCGGGTATGGACGGGTAAGTACCGGTACCCGGCCAATCACGCGAAGGCGGGGGATTTGATCCCGCTGGATGGCATCTGCGAGCGGATCGCGCATTTCAAGGCGCTGGCTGAGGAGCGGGCGACGTTGCGGCGGTTGCCTTTCGTGGAAACAAGTGTGTTCAAGCGGATCGATAGGTTGTGCCGCGAGACGTTGGTGATGCAGTCGATCTCGATGATTTATGGGGAGTCGCAGATCGGCAAGTCTTGGGCGCTCAAAGAGGTTGCCCGGCGGAATAATCATGGGAATACGCCATATGTGCTTACGCCGGCCAGCGCGGGTGTGCAGGGGTTGATCCAGGCGATCGGCGATGCATGTCATATCACGGGGCGGACCAGCTTCGCTGTGTTGCGTGAGCGGGTGACGAATTTCCTGGATGATTCGAAGTTGCTGATCATCGATGAGGTGCATGAGATTTTCATTTCCTATTATCGCGATTCGCGGCTGCGGTGCCTCAGCGTTCTCCGCCAGATGCAGGAAATCTCCGGCTGTGGGCTGGTGCTCTGCGGCACGAATGTATTCCGGCATGAGCTGGAGCAGGGTGAGTTTGCACAGTCTCTGAAACAGCTCCGTAAACGGGGTATTTTGGAGTTGCAGCTTGAGCCTGTGCCCAGCGCGAAGGATCTGGAGTTGATCGCGGGGCATTACCGGCTGGGGGCGCCCGCGGGTGAGGCGGCGGAGTTGGTGGGCTGGATCGGCAAGGAGTTTGGCTTGGGCAAATATACCAGGTTCCTGGCGCGGGCGTCGCAGCTCGCCGCCAAACGCGGGGAGCGGTTTGCCTGGCGGCATTTCTGTGATGTGGTCGCGATCGCGAATCGAATGAAGCAGGAGGCGAAGTGAATAATCGTAAGTTGTCAGTTGTGGGTTGTGGGTTGTCGATTTTGTGCGGCACAAACCGCGAGAAGGTAGTCGGTAGTCTCGGCAGGAAAGGAACAGCCTGCGGGCCGGGGCGCCCACAAGCCCCAGGCGCGCTCATGGCCGCAAGTCCATGCTCCATGACTGCGCGCTGCCCCCGAAGCTGGGTCGGAAACCAGTTTTGTGCCGCACAGGTTTTTATTGGAGGTGGTCGATGACTCCTGAGATTGCGGCTTGGATCGAATCTGACGTTCTGAGGCGGCAAGCGATCATGGAGGATATTCTTGATGAACGTGGCCGGCAGGAGGCGTTGGTGCGTGATGGGGAGCTGCCGTTCACTTGCGCTGATCCGAAAGTGCCAGAGTTGCGCAAATTGCCGGTGCTCATGGAGGAGGTGGGCGAGGTCGCCGCCGAGCTCCAAGGCGATGCGACGGAGCGCGAGCGGCTTTACAATGAGTTGATCCAAGTGGCAGCCGTCGCCGTGGCCTGGGCGGAGTCGCTCAAGGAGGGCGGGCAATGAACCTGAAGATCCAAAAGGATCAGTGGAACAATGAAACGCATTCGGGGCCGTTGTTTCCGGGCGCTGAGGATCGCCAATTTGCCTACCAGGGCGAGAGCGTCCGCGGCGGCATGACCATTGAGCTTCACATTAGCGGCTTGCCCCCGCACAGAGCCGAAGGAAAGCTGAACCATGAATTGGAGGAGTCGGTTTATTCCGCGTACAGACTGACGATTGAGCGCAGCACCGGGAAGGCGCTCTATTTCAAACTCTCGGGTATCAGGAAAGATATCGTTGAACAGCGCAAGGCGAATGGGTTCGCCGTTACCGAGGATGTCCTGGCCAAGACTCTGACGTTTGGTGAGCTGGCAAATATGATCTTCTCCTCAGGCGCGCAGGTGTTTTATGAGCGCGAGTCGTTTCCAAAGTCTGTGGAGGAGGAACTGCGGAAATGCTATCGATGAAAGTTTCCACGATCAAACCAGCCCTCAAGTTGAAGGGGGAAGCGTCGCGGTTCAAAACGCTGGCTGAACAGGCGGCGCTGCGGGCGCTGGTCGGCCCGGTGGATAAACGGCCAGAGGAGGAAAAACTCGCGCGCGAGCATGCGCTGCGCTCGGAAACTTTTGCCACGGCGGCAAAGCTGGTCGAGGCGAACGCTCCGGATCAACAATGCCACGACAAAGGCCACTGAACGCTCCGGATCAGCGACCCGGCGCAACAAAAGTATGAATACGACCAAACCGGCTCCGCCGGGTTCGCTGCATCCGGTGGTTAGCCCGCTTCCGTGCCCGTTCTGTGGCTCGACCCGAATAACCGTGGAGTGGGAACCGTGCCCGCCACTCGACGCGACCGACACCAACCGCCGATGGTTCGCAGAGTGCATGGACTGCTCTTGCCAAGGGCCGTTCTGCCAGAAGGAACCGCAGGTCATATCGGCTTGGAATAAAGTCTCCGGCGAAGTCGCCTGGCTGGATCTCCGCTCGGTGCGTGATGCCGCCCGCCGGCTGGGCGTCGTCTTGAAGTTCTATCAACCAGGGCGAGCTCCTCAGAGTCGCCGTTTTCCACAGATTTGCCCAAACCTCTAACCCACAAACCCAATGACCATTGTAGAAATCGAATCTCTCACCAAAGCGTTCGCTGATGTGCGCAACGAGTTGGCCGACGTTGTCGGTGTCTTAAATCTCCAGATCGAGAACGCCAAGCGCAAGCACTTGGCCGATATCAAACGCCTGGTCGCTCGCTGCGCGGATAAACATGGCGCGCTCAAGGCCGCGATCGAATCGGCGCCGGGCTTGTTCGATAAGCCGCGCACGGCTGTCTTCCATGGGATCAAGGTCGGGTTCCGCAAGAGCTCTGGTTCGGTGGATTGGGAGGATGATGAGCAGGTGGCCAAGCTGGTCGAGAAGCATTTCCCCGAGCAGCTCGATTTGTTGGTGAAGACGTCGCGTAAGCCGATCGCCAAGGCGTTGTTGCAATTGAGCGTGGCTGAGCTGAAGAAGATCGGCTGCACGGCCGAGGAAACGGGTGATGTGGTCGTGATCAAGCCCACCGACTCGGAGGTAGATAAAATCGTCAATGCGCTGCTCAATGATGCGACGGAGGAGGCGGCTGAGGAGGCGGCATGAGTTTGTTCCTTGGATATGTGAATCGCTGGGGCCGGGTCGTTGTGAAGCCGTTCAACATGGCGGATCAAATCGATGCAATGGGTTCTCCGTCTGTTGTGGCGGTAATGCCCGGCATTGAAGCTCTCACCTACGACGAAGCGTTGAGCGAGGCCAATCGAAGAGTGAAGGCCGGTGAGGTGGTGAAAACTTTCGCGGCATCAGGCAATCCGCAACCCATAACTGACCAAACTCAATGAACATTGAAGCTCAAACTCTGGCTGATCCCGGTGCGGAAAATATCGATTGCTGGGCGCTGGTTGAAATCTTCGGCCATACCAAAGTGGCTGGGAGGGTCACTACTCGCAAAGTCGGCGTCAACGTAATGATCCAGGTCGATGTGCCGAAGAACCAGGCTGAGTTCAGTCATTCACAATTGTTCAGTCCCTCCGCGATTTTCTCGATCAATCCGACGACGGAGGATTGGTGCAGGCGATGGGCGAAGGCCGCCGCGTCTTACGATCGGAATCCTTTGCCGTATATCCCCGCCGAACCGAAGGCGATCGAGGGTGGGTTGGAGCCGGAGCTCCATGATCAAAGTTGAGGGCTTATGTCTCTGTCTCTCAGCCAGGCCGAAAAGCTCGCCAAAAAAATCCTGGCGGAGCTTTCGCCGTTCTGTGAGCGGATCGAGATCGCCGGAAGCATCCGACGCCGGCGGCCGGCGGTGAATGACATCGATATCGTGGCGCTGCCGGCCTTCGACCAGGTGAATGCGTTGCGTGAACGGGTGCTCCGCAATACTTCGCCGATCTCGGATGGCAAGGAGATCATTCTCACGCGCCTTTCCAATGGTGTGCAGCTCGATTTGTGGATTGCTGATCGGCCTCATAGGGATTTGTTCAGTAAGCGGCCGACGAATTTCGGGGTGTTGTTGCTGAGCCGGACAGGATCTAAGGAGCATAATATCTGGCTTTGTCAGCGGGCGGAATCACTCGGGCGCCGGCTGAATCCGCATCACGGGGTCTTCGAGCAGCGCCGGTGCCTGGCCAGCGCGTCTGAAGAGGATGTGTTCGCGGCGTTGAATCTGGATTTTATCCCGCCAGAACGGAGGGAGCGATGATGTCGAATGCCGGTATCGTGGAGTGAATGTGCCATGACGGAAAAGCAGGAGAAGTTGTATTGGCGTGAGTGGGCTGCAGTGCGCGCGGCCTGGCCGGAGGCGGATCGGCATGAGTTGCACGCGCGCGCGCTCGGGACGGATAAGTCGCATCGGATTTTTTCGAATGCGGATTTTGATCGTGTGCTCGCCCAGTTTCGCGCTGTATCGCGCCCGACTGATGTTGATGCGCAGCTTCGCCAGCTCCGCCAGGTGCGCATGCGGTTGATCTGGAAGATCACGGTGGAGCAGGTGGCGTTGCTCTCGGTATTCATGGATGGGACCCATGAGACTGAGCGACAGGCCTCGGCGGAGAATTATGTTTTGAGCGTGATGCGGGATCGGTTTCACACCGATCGCATCGAGAGCCTGACCAACGGCCACGGCGATGAACTTGGTCAACTCGAAATGCTCCGCGATACCCTCGCCGCGCGGATCAATGAGCTGCGAAAAAAACGCGGGTTGACTGGCCATGAATTGGCCAAAGTTGCCGGCCAGAAATGCGCCTGCAAAGAGTGCTCGCGCCAACGCCTGGATGAAGCCGCTTGAGCAGCCCGAATTGTTCCCGCCAAAGGGGCCAAAAATAAGCGAAACAGACGTGGGGAAATTGCTTCAATTTTTGGCTGGAAACGGCTGGCTGGCGGGCAGGCAAATCCAGGCTGTTTTGGGGTGGCAGGAACGCTATCTCCGGGGGGTCGCCAACGCCAGCCGCGGGAGGGTCCTTTCTTACCCCGGATCGCCAGGCTACAAGCTCACCAAAGAGGCCACCAAAGAAGAGGTCGATGCGGCCGATATTTTGGGGCATCAGGCGAATGAAATGCGGCGACGCCTGATCGAGATCCGTAACGTTTTCTATGGACGCCGTCAGGCTTGAAAAGCGTCGGAGGGGTTTACAGTCTGCACACGCGTTGCAGTCTCGTTTCACACACTTTGCGGCTGGCTGCAGAAATGCACCTCGAACGCCGTTTGAGAGCCTCCAACGATATCAAACCTATTGTTTTCCGCCCATTTTGCCTCGCTGTGTGTGGAACCTCACTAAGGCCGCGTTTTCGTCCTAAAGCCTTGATTTCCGCTGATCTTCGGCCAACTCTGCCGATGTAGTGAACCTCGTTCGAACTTGACTCGGATTTTGAGAAATGCTCACCCTCTCCCCGGTCCTCTCCCATCGGACGCGAGAGGGAGAATCGAGCTTTGTCGGTCGGCGTATCCAGTCGGTTGAGGGGTCATTGAGGGGTCATTGAGGGGTCAGTCCCAAATATTGACACACATCTATTTGCTTTCATCATCTCACCTCGGTTTCCGCCGCTGGCTGGACAACAAATTCGACACGTGCGTCCAAGCACCCCTCTGCAACTCCCTTGCAATCCTCTTCACGCCGGCCACCAGGTTGGCCCTGGGCGATTGCACCACCAAATGAAAGTGATCGGGCATCAGTCACAAGGCATACACCTGCCAGTCCGTTTTGCCACAGCACCCAAGGTGCCCAGAAACAGTTTCTGA